GGTTCTTGTTTCCGGCTTCTATCATAGTATTCAAAGAGTTACTATAATCAGCTGTTTGGATATCACGGACAATCCACATGCGACACGCTCTTTCGTTTAGTGCATAATACTGAGTAGCTCCAAGGGTAGCGGGAATAGCAGTGTTAACAATATGAGTATTAATGGCAACCATAGTAATTGTAGCATAATTGACACGATAATCGTCATAGATAAGAGCATATTGATCTCTATACATTGGCTGATGTCCACCGCCTGTAAAGTCTGGATCAAAGATACTATTTGCCCGAAATACTCGGACGGTATTCGAACTGGAAGTGTTAATAGCTTGAGTAGTTACGTATCTTAACGCAACTGTCTTCGTATTGGGAAAACCACCTAACGGAGCTTTCTTGGGACCGCGCGGTATACGAGCAATTCTTTTACGGCGGTATGTTGTCTTCTTTCGCCTGTATACTGGACGCCGTGCTACTTTACGAGCGGGTCTCTTATAGCTGCGTCTGTACTTCATGGCTTTTTCGTAAATGAAATTATTTCATTTATAGGGTGTTATTTCATATAGAGGGTATAAGCCCATGGTCTTATGGACCGGACCGAGGCCTGGGGGTAATACTGACCCCAGGCCTTTCATAATCCAATCTGACCAGTCGTTGCCAAGCATGGCCAAATCACGCAACTGGTGCTTTACTATTAACAATCCCGACGAATCCTTCGAATTACCGTCGTCCCTGAAGATGTTATTAGCCAATCGGGAAACAGGAGCTAGTGGAACTCCACATTATCAAGGATATGCCGAATTTAACAATCCAGTAGCATTATCCCATCTAAGAAACTGGAATCCGAATGGACATTATGAAATTAGAAAGGGTACACAAAGTCAAGCTATATTATACTGCGTTAAAGATTTCTTGAACGAGGTAGGCGAGCCGGGATCCATCTTCGACGTCTCTTTGGAAGCATTAGAGGGATTCGGTTTAAAGACTTATGGTTTGGATAAGACGCAGCTACTTTCTGCTTTCTTGAAGACATTATGTGACAAAAAGGTTTCGAAATTAACTCAACTAAAGCTTTTAATTGATGAAGGATGGAATGACAAGCAGATCGCGGACTACGATTTCGACACTTGGTGCAGGTCTCATCGTGCCCTGACTCAATACAGGTTGATGTGCGTAACTCCACGTAACTGGGAGATGGAAGTGGTGGTGATCTATGGGCCGACAGGAACAGGGAAGAGTAAGTACTGTAATGATTCTTTTCCAAATTGTTATTGGAAACAGCGGGGAAAGTGGTGGGATAATTATGCGCAGCAGGATGCGGTGTGCCTGGACGAGTTTTATGGTTGGCTACAATGGGATGTTTTGCTTCGCTTGGCTGATAGGTATCCATTACTTGTGGAAACTAAAGGTGGACAAGTTCAATTCAGTTCTAAGCAACTTATCTTTACTTCGAATACGGAGCCTTCGAAATGGTATAAAGAGGTTTACTTTGATGCTTTTGTAAGAAGAGTAACAAGATGGATATATATGCCAAGGTTAGGTGTTCAACGAGAATTTATTGATTATAAAGAGTTTTTAAGTGCATTAAACGAGGCTGTATATATAGCACAACTATAACTAATAAACTTCGCTTCGCTCGTTTGTTTAAGTCCTCCGGACTTCTGTCTTGAACCTCCTCAACGGAGGTTCGCTTGGTTAAAATGTAGCGATTGTCAGGGTAAGGGTTTAATTTTCCGTCATATTCATCTTTGGGTTAAAGAACGTAACGTTATACGTAATGATAAACTGGAAGGTCATGGAATCTGGATCGGAACCATCACCTAAGTCGGTGACACCGCATATAAAGTATGCTTCTTTCTGGGGATTGGTATCTTGAGGGGAATTCAAGTCTGCGTCTTTCTTCATTGTATTATGCAAAGTATGTGGCCAACATCCCATACGTAATGTTGGCATTCTACCTGATGTATTTTGAGGACAGTATCGCCAAACAAGGTTCTTGTTTCCGGCTTCTATCATAGTATTCAAAGAGTTACTATAATCAGCTGTTTGGATATCACGGACAATCCACATGCGACACGCTCTTTCGTTTAGTGCATAATACTGAGTAGCTCC